TGCTGGGGGACTGGGCTGTCTGGCCTTTGAAACAGATGGACCCTTTAACCTGCGGGGCGCGGGTCCTGAATCTGATAGCGTGGCAGAGAGATATCACCCGGTTTGACACAGAACCGCTGGACCTGTTCCGGATCCGGGTCAAATATGCCTATGCCAACGCCAGGGATGCCGGCAGCGTGGCCGGGTTCAAGCGAATTTTCCAGCGGCTGGGTATCGGTTATATCGAGATCCATGAGCGCATGGATGGCTTAGACTGGGATACCATAAATATCACTATGTCTGATAGCCAGCTTGGAGAAAATACGAATCTGCTGGATGAGTTGATTCAGCATTATGGTCGGACATGCAGGCGGTACGGCTGGAATATCATCACCCCCATACCGATAGAAATTGACGTGGCGGAATTTTCTAATGAAACGATTACCTCACTGGCAATTTTGGAGGAATAACTCATGAGCAGTGCAATTACAACGGCCGGACAAACAAGGGTCAACCAGCTCCGGGGAGATGAACTGCCTCTGATCATAGATAGAATGGTTTTGGCGCTCATACCGGGTCTTGACCCTTCTCTTGAAGTTGACAGGTCGCAGCAGATGCCGGATCCAGAAGCCATTGTGCATATTGCGGAGATCAATTCAGACCATAAAGGATATGTGAATCCTGATCAGGTGGTTTATTCCATCATTCTTGGATCAGATATTGGTGATTTTTCTTTTAACTGGATTGGTTTGATTGAGGCGGAGACAGATACCGTCATTGCAATAACCACAACGCCGGAAACACCGAAGCGGAAAACCGACCTGGGCAGCAACACCACAGGCAACAACATCACCAGAAACTTTATGATTCAGTTCCGGGATGCTCAAATCTTGACGGCGATAACTGTCAATGCTGAAACATGGCAGTATGATGTGACAAGCGAATTTGCCGCAATTCAAAAAATAATGCGGCCTAAAAATTATTATTTTGCTCAGATTTAAGGAGGAATAAAATGGGTTCTGGGAAATTAGGTGCCGCCGATCTTGTGGCAGCGACAAGTACGCTTTTGTATACGGTCCCTGCTGAGGTAATCGCAACCGTAAATGTCAGGTTCACAAACCGTGGAGAATCGGAAACAAAAATACGATTGGCCATTGGCAGTGGCGCGTCTGTTTCCGATGCGGATTTTGTGACTTATGACCAATCGTTGCCGGCGCATGGAATTATTGAAGATACCGGCATTGTCTGCAGCCCGAATGAAAACGTTTGGGCTTATAGCGAATCAGCGGACGTGAGTGTCCGCGTTCATGGATTTGAGGAGAATTAAAAATGGGACAGTTCGCATCAGAGAATGGTCTGAATCAATTTTTGTCGACTGGATCTTTTAACCAAAACCAGATCGGAAACGGGCAGCGTTTTTTTGGAAATTGTGAGTCCCGCATATTTTTTGAGCCTGGTGAATTTTTGTTTAATGTTCCTCCTGGAATTAGCAGAGTAAGGGTAAGACTCATCGGTGGTGGTGGATCCGGCGCTTCGCGAGGATTTATAGGCACAGCTGTTGCAAGCGGCGGGGCCGGAGGTGGCTACGCAGAAAAGATTCTCCCTGTTACTGCCGGGCAATCGTTCCCTGTTATTGTTGCCTCTGGCGGGCTCGGGGTTACGGGGGACGCCAATGGTAACCCTGGCGGCACCACCAGTTTTGGGGCATTGGTTTCAGCCACTGGTGGGGAAGGCGGTATTCAATCCGCAGGCACCACAAATACTACGATCGCAGTTACAGAAAACGAGGGTGGGACTGGGATCGGCGGAGACATTAATTACATTGGCGGATCATCTGGTGCCATCAGTAACGGCAATACGTCAGGGAATAAAATATGTGGCGTAGCAGGCGGCGGTGGTTCTTCCGCCACCTGGATGGGCAATGGCGTATCTTCCGGTGACATTGTGTTTAACAACATCAACTCAAATGCATCCAGCTGTGCCTCTGGGGGGGCTGGTGTCGGCGGCAACGGTGGGAGTATCGACCCGACAAAATACACACCAAGCAGCCAGACAAATTATGACACATCTGGTGGGGGAGCCGGTTCCAGCGGCATCGATCAATCAGAGGGGCTGGATGTCTGGGAAACTTCGCTGTTGGTTCTGCCAAATCAGTTTAATGCAAGATTCATCACAGACATAATCTTTTCAGCAGGTGGATTAAGGCGAACACCTGGGGCGAGTATCGGCGTGGGTGGCGGGTCTGGGGGCACGGCTTTTGGAGAGTCTACCAGCCCTGCAAGTGTCAGCAGGTCGGGCTATTTTGGAGGTACCGGCGGGTTTGCCTGTACTGAAATCGGGTATATCCTCAAAGCCAGGGCTGGCGGTGGTGGCGGTGGGATGGTAAGTCAAAACATAAACCGATTCTCCGGAGAAGGTGGAAGCGGCTTAGTAATAGTGGAGTGGTAAAATGAAAACGGCGAGAATAATAAAAAATATAGCAGTTGATGTATGTGATGACCCTTTAAATAAATTTCACCCAACAATATCTGCTCAATTCCAACAAGTGCCAGAGATAGTTGAAAGAGGGTGGGTTCTCGATAGTAGTACAGGAGAGTGGTCATCTCCACCTATCCAAGAGCCTGTTTTATCTCCAGAGGTTTATACAAAACTATCCCCATTAGACTTTAAAATGTGCCTGACCAGTGCCGAGCGAATTGGCATTAAGGCCATGGTGTCGACAGACGTTACTATAGCCGACTTCTATGAAATAATTGAAGATCCAAGGTTAACTGAAGTTGACATGGGGCTTCAGTCTGTTCGGGACGCTGTCGGGTATATATTTGCCAAACTTGCCGAAAGCGGGGTGGTAGCCTCTGAAGATGTTGCCCTTCGGGTTAAACAAATAGTTTCAGGCATGCGACTCTAAACCAAAAATTTAGCCCATGGGGTCCGCCAATGATGCTACTTGATGATTTCACAATACCTGGAAAACAGTTGCTGGTGAAAGCCAGCATGGAACTGAGAACAGAAGATATTGCCGGTGAAACCTCCGGCACCGATGCCGTGGAAAAAGGGATCAAACCCAAAATTCTGCGGGTGGGTATTTCTATCCCGTTCAAAACGCCCCAGGACATGACCGACCTGATCAAAACCGCCGAGGCCGTGGGTGAAAATGGCGAGCGCAGGATCTATACTATCACCAACCGGACCGCCAACGCGGCCGGCATTCGCCAGGTGCGGTTTTTTGAGCACTTCAACTGGAACGAGGCGGAATCCATGCAGCTGTGGCAGGTATCGTTCACACTCCAGGAATATCTGAGCAATCCGGAGCGTGTGGAAAACCGGGACCCCGACCTGGTATCAGCCAACACCGCCAATGCCGGCAAGGCCCTGACAGAATATCAGGTCCTGTTGAACCAGGCTGAAACAAATCTGCCGTCATAACCAGGCCACCCGGAGAAACCAACCGATATGAAATTGCTAAAAACACTGACAATCAACGGATCCAGCGTGGGCCTGGTCAAAGATCATGTGTTTCTTGACATTGCCACCCCGGGACGGGCGGATTTTACTGTCAGAAGTGCCGCGCCGCTTTCAGGCATCGTCAACCTGGCCATTGCCGACGCGTCCCAGGGCCGGGCCCTGGATTTTTTCACCGGGTTCATTGCCCAGAGCCACACGGTGGACCGGGCCCAGCAGCGTATTTTCTGCAGGGAACTGTCCGCGGTGTTGTGGGCTGTGCTGCCGATATCGATCCGCAACGCATCCATGACAGATATTCTCAATGTCTATGCCAGGAAAACCGGGCTGAAATTTGCCACGCCTGCCAAGGACTACACCGCCACGCCCTGCCCTGTGTTCCAGAGCATCGGCACAGGCATCCACGGGCTGGATTCCCTGGGCAAGGTGTTTGACATTGAAAACTACATCTGGCAGCAGCAGGGAGACGGCACAGTCTATGCCGGGGCATGGGATGACAGCCGGTGGGCCGGCAAGCCGTTCACTGTGCCGGAGCGGTTTTTCCAGGACGTGCAGCTGGACGGCACCAAAACCATGCAGGCAATCCCGGGGTTGCGGCCCGGGGTCCTGCTCAACGGGCAGTACATAACCAGCCTGCAACTCAAAGAACACTTCATGGTGGTGACATGCGAAAAGCGATTAAGCGCATTATTCTAAGGATGTTCCCGGAGCTGGCCGGCGGGTACCACCTGGACCGGTATGCCAGGATTGTAAAAATATCCGACCCGCCCGCAGCCGGATCCGTGTGTGACCGGTTCCGCCCCTTCTGGGCCGCGGACATCGAGATCCTTACACCCGAGGGCGAACCGGCCCAGGGTTTCCCCAAATATGAAGCCGTTCCCCTGCCCGTCCCGGGTGGCGGACAAAGCGCCGGCTTTTTTCTGTGGCCACGTCCCGGAACCATCGTCACGGTCCGGTGGATCGAAGGCCGCCCGGATCACCCGGTGATCCAGCATATCTATCCCATGGGCCTGACCCTCCCGGACGTGCCGGACAATATGGGCAAATGGCAGCAGCGCACCGGCGTCCACCAGGCCGTGGACCCCACCGGCAACTGGGAACGGACAACAGACAAAGATATCCAGGACACAGCCCAGAACATCAACCACTCTGCGGCCCAGGACATTGCCCAGGCGGCCGGCGGCAACGCCAGCGAAACCGTGGGACAGACCAAATCCATATCCGCCGGGCAGGCATTCACAGTCAACGCGCCCGTGGTGACCATCGGCATGTCCGGCGGTCCCAGCCTGCTGCCCCTGATCACCTCCGCCCTGGCCGCC